GTCTTGTTTAGTTTAACTTTATCTGTTAGTTCTTTTATAGCGGTATTTGATATACAAAAGGATTCGAGCGTGTAGTCAAACTCTATACTATCGGCATAACGCTTGATAGAGAATGGGTATGGGAGCTCGTAAATTACCTTTTTATTTTCTTTTTCTATTCCAAGAAGAGTAAAGGTGCAGAAAAAATCTTTTATACAAAAGAGCTGTAACTTACCCTGTTTGATAACTTTATTATCAATAGTAAACGTTGCCTTCAGGAGAAGGAATGGTTTAATTATTTGCTCAATTTCTTCTACTGATGTCATGAGTTCATAAAGCTCACTTTTTGTGGAGCTGAAAGCCCGGCAAGCTTTTCGTTAAAAAATGTCCAGAACGTTTTATTAGCAGGTATAACTTGTATTAAGTCACAGGCTATCATGTTAATGCATCTGTAGTCCTGCATAAAAATATCCCAGGTAATAATAAGATCTTTAGTATTAGGGTCAAATTTAGGCATTTTAATAGCGCGCCTATAATTAAGTGCAAGTCTTCCTTCGGGGCTATTGAGAAGGGCGAGAGAGTTCGTACATAACATTCGTCGAGTCAATCCAGCACCGGCCTTTGGACGGCGGCGGTTAAATTTAATTTCTACGACGTTGTTTAGTAGCAGGCTTTTTAAGGTTGGCAGCGACGCTTTCATTATCATCTCCTCTTAGTGAACAAATACCGAAGATACGCTGCTCATTTAAGAAAATACCTTTTCTAAGAGTGCCGTAATTGTCGATATCGATATTAGCAACCGGTACGCCGAGGTTGTTTGGGAAACAAACAAAATCTCCAACCTTTGCATAACGAACATTAGGACCTGCGAGAATTACCTCGCCAATTCGCCACGCCTTTGTGTCTGTATTAACTGGTACGTGTAATCCGTTACGAATGATACTCGAGCCATCTTCTGTTTCGTCAACAAACGTACAGAGAAGAATATCATCGAGTACTTGTTTTAGGTTATAACCATAAAACACAGAGTTAAATGAATTTTTAGGGAGTGAAGAAAAGTCAATTAAGCTTTTCGGAACAGGACCAAGCATGTCAATATCGGCTGCCATATACGTTTAATTAGATAAGGTTTCTGAAAATGCAATATATTGTTTAATTTCTCTCTCTGAGAGCTCTAAATTATTTGCAAGCATTTTGATATCACTGTTTTCTTCCTTTTTTTCTTCTTTAGTTTTTTTAATATAAAAAATTCGTTTTGATGTAACTTTAGGCATAACAGCTACAAATAAGCTATAAAGATCCTTTTTATCTTCAAAGATCCCGATGTATCTGTTTAATATATTGCTAAATGTTGCAGTTGTTTTTGAATACATACTGCACCATCTGTTAAGCATATATGGTGAAAAATTGCTCTCCTCGTCGACAGAATTTAAGCAAGTTTTTTCCTTTGTAAAAAGGACGCTCGCTATAAAATCAAAAATTGTCATTACGCAATAACTTTTGTCGTGGCAAGAAAAATATCATCAACCATAGCGTAAAACACCTCAATAATATCCTTCATAAACTGCTGCGCTTCTTCATTACCAAGTCTAGTAGAAAAAGCAAAAGCTGGTGCCTTCTTTCCAGCTTCAATATTAATACCAGTATGGCCAAGAGCTACACCGTTTTTTGAATATGTAATACTAACACTGCACTTACCTTTCATCTGCGTGACACCGCCCTGGTTATGCTCCTTATGAACCATAAGATCGTCACCGTCAACCTCGATAGGAGCATGTAGGTACTTTGAGCTAAGAATATTAGCAATCTGTGTATTAAGTAAGCGCTGAAACGCTACAGCGCCAAAAGGATCGAGATTAGGAATTTCCCAGCAGAAGTTAATTGCATCATCACTGTAAATATAATCAGCATTGAGAATGTCTTCATTATCAATCATTCCTTCAGCCTCAACCTTCATAGGTGCTCTAAACGCTACAATATTACCAATAGGAAGTGTATTCTTGCGAAAATGCTTATAAGCAAAGCGTGAATGAATGAGGTCACCGTCGTAGATGGGTACGTTAATAATCATAATTACATTATATTACCAGTATTGGATATATCAATATCTTTTCTTTTAAGAACCGTTAAACCGTTATTATTTGTATATATTTCCTTAACTTCCCAATTAGTCCCATCCGCTGTTTGTAGAAAGTCTGCTATTGCACTATTTAAACCTGCTTTTTCGCTACGCTGCACAGCATCGCTCATTATAACTATATCAGCTGCTGAATAAAACGGCTCGTCGTCTGTACCGTAGGTTGTTGTATCGTGTAAAATGATAAATTTAGAGACATTTTTACTATGTGCGCTCAATTCACTTAAAAGCTGAAAGTGTGTATGTAGTGTATCGATAAATAAAAGCTCTGTCGGTTCAATTTGAATCTTTAGGGTATCGTTTTGGTTAAACGTAAAGTTACTATGTGTGTTATAGTAATCAATTATTTTGTCATCTTTATATAAATCATAGCTTATAAGTTTATCGGGATTAGCGGCAAGGAGAGCTGATGTACTCTCACCGTGACGTGTTCCAAATTCTGTAATGTGTTTACATAGCTTTGCGTATGTATGAAGTGTTTCAAGATGTTCGTTAATATCGCTTTGCTTGTGTTTATTTTCGTTGAATCGTTGTTGTAGTGTCATATATTTTAAAGTTTCATTCGGTGGTGTATTGTTTTTTTCGAGAAGTAATTTATCAGAAATTTTATTCCATATACCGACATCAATAAGCTGTCGATTCGAGTCGTTGCGGATTCTAATTTGTGGATAGTTTAACGCAGTAGTTATCTCGTCATCGCAAGGTAGAGCGTGTCGGTTACTTATATCATATCGATCAATAAAGGTTCTGTGTATGCCACACTGGCTGAGAACGCGACCTATAGTTACATCATCTTCAATATTTTTCTGTAAAAAAGCTCGCTGCTGTAATAGTAATTGCAACGATTTTTGAGAAAGCACTGTACATGCACCGGATACAAAGTCCCAGGTCGGCTCAAAAAACCCAGCATAATTACATTCCGATGTATTTTCAATTATTTGCTTAATGATGGGTATATTTGTAAAGGTTGAGCTGTTCTCTCTAATTACAAAGTCATACTCATTGACGATTTGTTTATCGATAATATCGATAAATTTATCAAGCATAGCCGGTATACCGCTTTGGTTATATGACCAATCTCCGTGGTAGTAATTAATAATTTTATTTTCTTTATCGACAAAGCTTGGTTGAGTGCTATTATAAACGACGTAATAATCGTGACCAATGCTATCATAATAAGCTCGTTTAATTACATCAAACTGATTATAGATGGGTTGATCGAAAGTAAGTATAAGCGAGCAGATTTTCACAATTGTAATTTATAATTAATTTACTACTTTTGCAATAAAACCCAAGTTATAACAGGATTCTGGATTTCATTAATACCGGGATTTTGAAGCTGCGTAAAGTCAGACCAGCCTGGTTGACGTGTCCAGAGCTTAACGAGATACTCTTCATTACCCCATTGACCCGACTCTAATACGTTGAATCCGGCTTGATCTGAAACAGCGACAAGGCCCATAGGCGTAAACCCCGTAAAATGGTGAAATGGTTCACTATGCGGCGCATTACAGGCTGGTACGTTTATGTAGAGATAACCGCCTGGCTTCATATGGTTGTAGATATTAGTAAGACACTGATAGGGATTATAGATGTGCTCAAGTGTCTGATGTAAGCAAACAAAATCATAATCTCTACGAGGTAACTTTAACTGATGCAAGTCATAGTTAACGGTATCTGCCATGTAATCAAAATTGTGCAGAGTTTTAATTCTGTTACCGAGGTACTCAATCTCAGGATCATCTTCACCGTTAAAAATTAACAAGTCGTTAATTTGGAAATTATACTTTTCAATATATCGCTCAAATTCGAGCAAAGCAATTACGCGAGGAAAATCCTTACCTTCCCAGCGCCATCTCTTATTATTCTTATGCGTTGGTAACGGGCAGTATCTCTT